TTACAAACGTAGAAGAACTTAAGTTTGATCTGATCGGCCAGCTTGAACAACTCGATCGTAAAGACAAAGTTGTCGTTATGATTGATTCTGTTGGTAACCTTGCATCTAAAAAAGAATTAGAAGATGCTATCAACGAAAAGTCGGTTGCAGATATGTCTCGTGCGAAAGCACTCAAAGGTCTGTTCCGTATGACAACTCCGTATCTGAATATGAAAGACATTCCATTGATTGCTGTCAATCATACTTACATGGAAATCGGTCTGTTCCCGAAAGCCGTAGTATCTGGTGGTACAGGTATTTACTATTCGGCAGATAATATCTGGATTCTTGGCCGTCGTCAGAACAAACAAGGCACTGAAGTAACTGGTTATGATTTTGTTATTAATGTGGAGAAATCGCGTTATGTTAAAGAAAAATCAAAAATCCCTATTAGCGTGTCTTGGAGCGGTGGTGTCGAGCGTTATTCTGGCCTACTCGACGTGGCACTCGCTGGGAACTTTGTTGCAAAGCCTAGCAATGGTTGGTATAGTCGTGTCGATCAGTCAACTGGAGAGTTCCTCGGAACCAAAGTCAGAGAAAAAGAAACTCTCGAAGAAAGCTTCTGGCAACCCATCTTCGAGGAAACAAACTTCGCTGAATACCTAAAAGAAAGTTTCTCGATCGGTGGTAATCGTTCGAACGAACTGGATATCGAAAATGAAACCTGAAGAAAATGTGACGTATGAATTTACGCCAGGTCCTGACCACGATCAGGACTGGCATATACGTATTTTAGATGGCATATATAATGAAACAATCATAAAATACGGTGCCATTGCTGTAAATGAAGAAGGTGAAGGTATGATGACATTTAATTATGAAATCATTTCTTCTCCTGATACTGATCTTACTGTAGACGATATCGGATTACAAGAAACTGCAGGTGATATTCTTCAGAATATAATTAAAGATGCAATTGAGAAAGACGATGGCACTATTGCATTTAGGGAAAAAGAATGAAAATACTAATCTTTGGTTTGCCAGGTGCAGGTAAAACCTGGTTGGCTCAACGTCTTTATCAGATGCTTGATAACTGTGCTTGGTTTAATGCTGATAAGATTCGTGAGATGGCAAATGACTGGGACTTTTCTCCAGAAGGCAGATTGCGTCAAGCAACACGTATGAAAAATATTGCTGACTTCGAGAAAGAAAACAATCGATGGGTAATATGTGATTTTGTTTGTCCTACACAACATACAAGAGACATCTTTGATCCAGATTTTAGAATATGGGTAGACACAATATCAGAAGGTAGATTTGCAGATACAAATAAAATGTTTGAAATACCATCGATGTTTGATTACCATGTGAATCACTGGTATAACGATACAGAAATTGAATCATTAGCTGAACATATTAAGGAAGTTGAGGAATACAACAATGGAAGATCTTGAAGTAGATACCGGTCTGACTGAATATACATTTGACTGGAAAAATCCAACGGCACAAATGCTCGGTCGTTGGCAACCATGGCATGAAGGTCATAGAGAATTATTTAAACGTGCATATAACATGTGTGGTCAAGTTTGTATTATGATTCGTGACGTACCTAAAAGTCGAGAAGCAAACTCTCGAGTACCGGGTCAAGACGATAATCCATTTGAATTTTACGAAGCACAGTCAATGATTATTGAAGATTTGTTAAAAGAAGGGTTTACAATCGGTCAAGAATATGTTATAATGCATGTACCAAACATTGTTGACATCTCGTATGGTCGTGGTGTTGGCTACACATTTACTGAGCACGATCTTGGTAAAGAGATACATGAAATCTCTGCAACTAAGATTCGAGCAAAATTAAGAGAAAGCGGCGAACTTGCAAGCAAACCTTGAACAAACAATTCTACGAAATATCTTAACTGATGAAAACTATATGCGCAAAGTTTTGCCTTTCATCAAGCCAGATTATTTCGAAGGAATCTATCGTATATTATTTAAAGAAGCAGGTAAGTTTGTTGGTAAATACAACAAGCTTCCAACTGCTGAATCATTTAAAATTGAACTCGATCAAGCTGATCGACTGAGTGGTGAAAACTATACAGTCGCAGTTGACATCTTACCATCACTCTTCTCTCAAGAAAAGATTGATGAACAATGGCTTCTTGATACTACAGAAAAATGGTGTCAAGACAGAGCTATTTACAATGCGATTATGGAATCAATATCCATTATCGATGGCAAACATGAAACACTTACAAAGGGTGCATTACCTGACCTTCTATCGAAAGCTCTTGGTGTAGGATTTGATAATGCAGTTGGCCATGACTACATCGACAACCTCGAAGAACGATTCGATTTCTACCACAGAGAAGAAGATAGAATACCTTTCGATCTTGAATACTTCAACAAGATCACGAAAGGCGGTATTCCTAATAAGACTCTCAACATTGCTCTTGCTGGGACCGGCGTTGGTAAGTCTTTATTTATGTGTCACGTTGCTTCAAGCGCTTTGGTGGATGGTAAGAACGTTTTGTATATCACCATGGAAATGGCTGAAGAACGTATTGCGGAACGTATAGATGCAAATCTTCTGAATGTGCCAATCGATCAGCTTCCAAATCTTTCTCGTGAAATGTTCCGTACAAAAGTCGAAGACATTGCACGTAAGACAACCGGTAAACTAATTGTAAAAGAATATCCCACCGGTTCTGCGCATGCTGGTCATTTTCGTGCACTCTTAAATGAACTCAAACTTAAACGTGAATTTGAACCAGATATTATCTTTGTTGATTATTTAAATATTTGTTCATCTTCTCGTATGAAAGGTATGGGAGGCTCGATAAACTCATATAATTATATTAAAGCAATCGCCGAAGAATTACGTGGTCTTGCTGTTGAATTTGATGTACCGATTTTTTCTGCTACTCAAACAACTCGTAGTGGTTATACAAACAGTGATGTTGGTCTTGAAGATACATCAGAAAGCTTCGGTCTTCCTGCTACAGCAGATTTAATGTTTGCTTTGATATCAACCGAAGAACTTGAAAACAGTGGTCAAATGATGGTCAAACAATTGAAGAATCGTTATAACGATCCGACAAGTAACAAACGTTTTGTAATTGGTGTTGACCGAAGTAAAATGAGATTATTCGATGTTGAAGAAAACCAACAAACTTTGACTGACGACACGCCAGTATTTGACAAGACAGAAACAGGACAAAGACTGGCTGATACGAAGGATTGGAAATTATGATTATACCAAAGACACCAGAATCATGGCTTGATGTACCTGGATTTAATAACATAAAGCATCTTGAACATCTTACTGAGTATATTAAAGAGTGTAAGGTAGGTCGTATTTTAGAAATTGGTTGTGCATGGGGTGGATCTACATGGGCAATCTTAGATGGTATTCAGGACGGTGTTTCACTACAAACTGTTGATACATTTGATATGAATAATCCAGCATTGAAACATCATCACTATAGAGGTGTCGCCGAAAAACATCAGACAAATATGTCAGTCATGTATGGCATGCAAATCTATATGGAGAAGAATCAAAGAGCATGCTTCGATCATTTTATTTCTTATCATCCAAAAAGATCTCATTTAAAAAAGGTACATCAAATGACAAGTATTGAAGTATTAAAAAACGACGTGAATTGGGATCTTGCTTACATTGATGGACTGCATTCATATGAGAATGTAAGAGCAGAACTGAAGTATTTAAAAGACGTACCAATGTTATGTGGCGATGATTATCATCCTACACATAAAGGATGCATGCAAGCAATTGACGAGTTTAGAGAGAAATATCCGGATAGAGAGTTTCATCATGATCCTTTCGAGTCTGGTTCAGGGTTTTGGACAATAACAGCATGAGAAGAGAAATAGCAAGACATTTCGGCAGCGATCTCGCATATCCAAATCGTGAGGCTGTTATCTACAAGACTGAAAATCATTACGAAGTTGACTTTATAAAAGACGGTAAAGTAATCGAAACTCGTGAGATGATTACTCAATACCAAGATCTCGAAGAACCGACCGTACACAGCATGCAGTATGCTGAAGATGCCGCAGAAAATTATTGTCTTGGTTATATACCAGCAGATGGAAGAAGAACAAATGATACATAAAATTTTTAAGAAACTTGGCCTTGCAGATCAATATGGCTATTGTGATACAAGCATTGTAGGATTTATTGTACTGTGGTCTGCATTTGGTTATGGTGCATGGATTGCACTTGAAGCTTTAATTAAGAGATTCGTATGAAAGCAAAACTAATTTCATATTCACAAAAAGTCCCCGAAATGGTGGGCTATCCAAAGGTACCTGTAGTCAATGAAGATATCCAAGAACTTA